GACGTTTTCTACGACTTGCATAACTTGGCCGTGGGCACCTTTGACGTGCTTCCGGCTGATTTTTCCTTGGTCCATAAATTCCTCTTCCGGAAATTGATCTTCGAGGTCAGCCGTCTGCTGAGTAATTTCAGTTCCTTCGCGACCCACGTTTTTGTTGGATTCTTTGAATTGTGGAGCATCTGGGTTGGACATCTGGGCCGTTTCCGGCTGAGTTGTCACAGAGGAGGTTGCAACCTCGTCCAGTTGCTCGGTAGGTTGTGTTTGTTGGTTACCTTGCAGTTCTTTTACCGCACTCGACACATCCTGACGGACTTCATCGAGTTTCTCTCGGAGCATTTCGAGAGGGCTCTTCTCGACAATCATGGTCGGTCCGAGTTCCTCATCAAAGATCTCCGAGGGAGCGAGAGCTACGGCAAAATCGTAGACTCCCTCCACCTCTGAGAAGGAGAAGGGTTCTAATCCTTTTACTGCCGGAGGGGAGGCCCCCAGCAGTGCAAGGTGGCGAGCGCTCCACTTTCCCTTGTGGGGGTTGATAGCGGAGTCAGGTGAATAGAACGAGATAGATACCTTACGGTAATGCCCGTCTTTTACCAGATCTTTCGCTGTATCGGTAAAGGCCACATCGGCATACAAATTGCCCCCCTGCTTGGCGAATCCTTTGATCCAACCGTAGGCGGGAAGGCTATCGTTGTCACCGGCGTGGCCGATTACCAAGGGTGCTTCGTGAGTGGAGGGATCATATGTTTCTACTACCTGCTGAAGATCCTTGTCAGAGAAATGCCTCTGAACACCTTGAGCAGAAGTCTGATCACCTGCTTTGAAGACGTGGATGCGTTTTGTAAACACCGTGTTTATTAGTGGCCCATTGCTAACATTTTACCCTACTACCTTGTCATCTCAACTGCTTCATCTTCCGAGATTTTTTGATTACCGAACGGCTTTTCCTCTTCCTCTTCATCTTCACCTAGGAGGTCTTCCAGAGACATTTCGGGAGCGCCCTCAGGGGCCTCGTCTACGGCACCTTGTAACTCTTCCTCGGCGGCAGGTTGACCCATGGCATCAGTTTGTGATTCCTCGAGAGTTGCACCCGCAGGAGTGTCCATCACGTTGGCTGCCGCTTCCAGATCTTGGTTGGCGGCTTGTTCTTGCTGAGCGGTGGGTTGCCCAGCACCCTCGTTTCCAAAGATTGAACCGAACAAATCTTGATCTTGCTGAGGATCAAACTGCGTGGGGGCTTCCTCTCCCTCTCCGGCTTTTTTCTCTTCAAGCTCCACGCGGAAGTGACGCTCAATCCATTCTTTGCGGGGAGTGTAACCCGACTGGATCAGGAGCGAAACGTCGGGCATTGTGAGAGGAGACTCCTCAATGCGGAACTCACGGGTGAGTACGGGTGCGGCAACGTCGACACCGAAGTTCAGGTCGACGATCCAGCGAACTAGGGTCTGAGTCAATGTCTGAGACAACATCTCTGAGATTTCGCTAGCGCGAACAACGCGGATGGTATTGGCAACTTGAGAAGATGCACGGGAGCCTGCCTCAGCTTGTCCTGCTTCATCTTCCCCGCAAATCACCAGGGAGATCTCTTTGTCAATATACTCAATCAAATTCTTGAAAACTTCAGGGGAGCCGGAAGGTACGACAAATTCAAGTTCGTAACCCTCGGGCAAAATCATTGCCGTTTCTTGGGAAAGATTGGAAAGGTGGCCGTAGAGCGTATCCAATTCTCGAGTGCTCGCTGAGAGCGGGGCTTTTGCAACAGCTGTCGGCGTCGCGTAACGGTCGCCGTAGAGGACGTAAGATTCGATGGCACGGCGCCGAAACTTGACGAGAGGATAAAGAATGCGGCCGAGAGCAGAGCCGTATGGGTCGCCATTGTGCGAAACCCAGTAACGGGAAACGATGAACTTACGCTGCGGCAGCTCCACACCTTCAAACATGCGGTTGAAAGTAAGGCAACGCATTGTGAAGCCATTGACGGCATCTTGATCCTCTTGGAATACGAAACGACGTTGATCGCGCATGCGAACATCAAAAGGTATTACACCACGCTTCGTCTTCTTCCACATGATTTCCCCGACGGAGAAACCGGAGATCAGGGCCTCTGCCATTCCGGTGTAAATGTCATCCAGGGGCATTTCTTCCAGAACTTCCGCAACGAAGTCCCGGACTGCCAAGTCTCCTGGCTTATCGGAATATTGCTGAACGTACCAGGGGCGAGAAGTTACTTCCTGCATGAGTTTGCGGAAGCAGGACTGCACTTGCTCGTCATAGAGCAAACGCTGATAGACAACGAGCGCCCTGTTACCACCTTTCTGAATGAGGAGGTCGTCGTTTGGGCGCACAATGGTGTTCCCCTGCCCAGTAAAGGGAGAGGAGCTACCGAACATGTAGATGGACGATAGATTATACGGATCACTCGTATAACGAGCGACTTCCCCACTGGGAACTGGTGCTGTCTTGAATCGTTGCGCCATCCAAGTCTCTCGTGCGTTGCCTTAGTTAGTTAGTTTTACCCGGTCAGTTTGCCAGGGTGAAGTTCAAAGGTGGCTGCGGCTGACCGTTGATGGAATACTGAATAAACACGCGATATATACCGTCGTCCCCTCCCGCCTGCCAGTCACCCAGCACTGAAAGGTCGCTCAGCCCGAGAACGTTTTGCAGAATGCTGTATTGAATAGCGGAGTTGATTTGACCTGGGTCTAAAACCTCCAGCACATAGTCCCCGATGCCGTATTCTGCTCGCATCACTCGTTCATAGTACCGCGTTTCAATAACGCTGCGAATCTGCTGGGTGACAGTGGCGTAGTCGGTACTGGTTGCCAGGTTGCCATTCACCACGGTGAGCGGATAAGTAAGACCCCTCACAGCAGGGGACATAATCGTAGGCTCACTCATCGGATGTACCTGCGGGAAATTTGAAACTCAAGAGCATTTACTCTTTTACGAACCTCTTCCTTTGGGAGTTCGCTTTCGATAACTTTTCGAATCTCTTTGCGTAGAACGTCGAGATTCAACGATTGGTAGTAGTTTGGATCTACCAGATCCCCTTCGTCGTTTTCCCCGGAAAGAAGGGAGACGCAGAGTGCCTCTAGTGAAACACCCTGCTCCTCCGCTTGTCTTTCCAGTTTGAAGAGAAGGGAGTCGGGAAGACGTAGATTGAGATCCCGGTACATTTGACTCCCTATCATCATCAGAAGCCGCCAGCGGCGTTGTTCTCACCGAGGCCCTGGATGTCCAGTTCCTGTTGCATCTTACCGATGGCAACGCGGATGAGGTCGATCTGGATGCGCTCGAGAGTTGGGACTGGGGTCACGAACACCTTAGCGTTCACGATACCGTTCTCAATGTCCTCGGGCGGGTTGATGCGAGCATCACAGATAACCTGGAAGGCATCCTTCGGACGAGCACCGAACAGTGCGCCACGGACATACAGCTGGTTGAGGATGCTGTTGCCAACCGAGATGATCTGGTTGAAGATCACGCCGAAACCGTCGATCACGTTGAAGATCTGGTTGTCGAACGCGGTACGCAGCGAGCCATACACCACGTTGAGGATAACGCGAGTGTTGACAAACTGGTACAGTTTCTGCTGAGCGTCGTCGGGGTTGAGCAGACGGGTACGTCCACCCCAGATGAACACAGCAGTCTGCGGATAACCAGGCAGGGTGCGAACGGCGTTGCAACCTTTCGGGTTGAGCAGGTTCTGCTGAGCAGAGTTGATGGGGATTTGAGCGCCCACAGCGTCGGCAAGTTGATACTTGACGCCGGCAGGTGGGAACTGGTAACCCTCGGAGCGGTAACGACGGACAGCCACACCGGTCACATAAGGTGATGGGGGGATGAACTGACCGGCACCGTTCTCGATGTACGGACCATAGTAGGCAATAAAGCCGAGCGGGTTGCCGTAGCGCTGGGAATCGTCAAAGAGGCGATTCACATTGTCCACACCAGCCTCAACAAACTCAGCCTGGGGTACACCGCTGAAGCCAACACCACGGAGAGCATTGTCAATGATCTCGGTGGCTGTGATGGCATCGAAGCGCCACAGGTTCTTGGGCACGCCTTGCTCTGGAGTGAACACGAGCTCCACTTGGCTACCGTAGCAGGGCTGACCAACGGAGGTCAGGTCACCACCAGCGGTATCGGCGGGTACTACGACCCAGTCATAGTTGGTGCCGTTGAAGGTCATGACGATGCGATCGCCAATCACAACGGCGCTACCGTCGGGGGCAGTACCGGCGGCGGTCACGTTGAAGAAGCAACCGTTCAGGAGAGCCTGATCGTAGTTGATCTGGGCAGCTGTGTCTCCGGGGAGAATACCCAGTTGAGCGGCGTAACCGGTGTTTGCGGCCAGGGTGGGGACCGTAACGGTCACAGCGGGACCGAAAACGCTGGTGGGCAGTGTGACGGTATCGCCAGCGGTGTAGCCGTAGCCAGGGTCAACGATGGTGGCGGTGGTGATGTTACCGCCGGCAACCACGAGGTTCAGTACCAGGCCAAAACCAGTACCGCCGGTTACGCTGACGTTGTTGTAAGTGCCGGGTGTGGCGGTTGTAAGGGCGGGCAAACCACCGATGGTGCCAGCGCCGCCGATGCCAGCAACGTTCACGATCGAGCCAGCAGGGCCAGCCAGAGTGGAAACAGGGAGAGTGGTAGCACCGAAGGTTGCGGAGGGCAGTGTCACGGTATCGCCGACCACGTAACCTTGACCAGGGTTGTTGACGGACACAACAGTGACGCTGCCGCCGCTTACGGTGATGGTCAGAGTCAGGCCGGTTCCAGTGCCAGTGGCAGCAGTGGTAACAACGTTGTTGTATACGCCGTCGGGCGCGGTAGTGCCAACGGGCAGCGGGCCAATTGTTGCTACGGGGCCAATGATACCAGCTGCAGTGCCGTCGTAAGTTCCAGCGAAGATTGGATCGATCGCGGGTACGAAGAAAGCTTCGGACTGA